ATATATTTCTATACCAACGTAGTTGTAGAAGCCATGTCAACGTCGTGCCAACATAGCCGTACCAATTGTGGAGCATGCTATGAGACAAAAACTGCCCACAGCCGTTCCTCCCGGAAGGAGGATGATCTGCCCCCTGAAAAGTGGGCGCTCGCTGCCTGGGAAGCACTAGAAATAGCGCTTACCCGGGCTGACCGCGATACCCGTGAACTGCTGTCGTCTGGTAAGACGAAGTTCTTGGAGACCTACCAAAGAAGAACCACGGATGGTACTTCGGCCGCTTGGCTGAAGTTTCATTCCGCTACTGTCTTCAGTATTTCTCTCCTACAGCAGGAGCTACCCCGTAGTCCGGACGGAACCGTTGTCCCTGATGTCGTGCTGAAAGAGGCTCGACGGACTTCTCGTGTTCCCGTATTCGGCCTCCGGGAGGACGATGGTTGCTTCGCCCCTGGCCCAGTGTCCCGGGCCCTTAAAAGGGTGATGAAGCGTGCTGTCGCCGGTAATAAGGTCTACCGCTCGGTCGCTTACGACATTCTTAATATGAAAACTGGCTGTCCACGAGTCTCCTCGGAGTTCGTGGCCAGTTCCTATAGTGAGCATCGTGAGAATATATGTAAGGAGCACGAGCCGGCCTCGCCAACTGTGCTTGACGGTCTTTTTAGTAAGAATCTACAGGACATCTGTCGATCGGTATATTCCCGCCGATCCGTCGCTCTCGACGATGTGATTCCTTCCTTTAATGGCTGTTATGAAGGTTCGATCAGCAAAGGTGGTGCTATGCATGAGCTATTTAATCAGTTCATGTCATTCGGACTCTCGGACAGGGATCGTGCGGATGTCGTTGCCTCGATTCAGAACCCTAGCGGTTGTGAAGAGCTGGTTGCGATGTACGAAGACGGTCCTTCGAATGTCAGAGAGGTTCGACTTCCGTGTCGGGATCAGGCACTCATTTTCTTTCATGAGTGGATCGACGATATCGTGAAGAGCCGACTATCTAGCACACTCTGCGCTAAACCCGCAGCTGTAGTCGAATCTTTAAAGGTACGGATGGTGACGAAGGGAGAGGCAGCGGAGTATTATCGGTGTACCGATCTGCAAAAAGCACTGCACCGGCCTTTGGCGGGCCATGCGGTCTTTGAGTGGATTGGTAAACCAATAGATGATGACTCCTGGGATAGGGCCTTCCTTTCGTGTTTACCGCTCAAGTCGGGCCAGTTCTTCAACTCTGGTGACTATAAAGCAGCTACAGATAACTTGGATCCGCGTGTGACGGAGGAGTGTTGGCGTTATATCTGTCGGTACCTTCGGGTACCCGGCGGGTCTAGGCCTATTTCAATCAAGATCGGTGACGAATGTGGTGATTGGGATCACCACTATCTATTCCATCTTGGGCTTAAAGCACTCGTTCGTCACGAACTCTTCTATCCAGCTAAGCGTG